TGCCGGTATTGTGGAGGCTCCTGTGTGGTCACCCAATACAAGCACGACGCTTACGATGCGGATGAGATCGATGAGGTAGCGTGTCCTCATTGCAAAGGACGCGGCACCACCGGGTTAGTCGGATATTTTTGTTCACTTTGTAAAGGGTCGTGTGTTGTTAAGCAAGCCAAGGCCGCAGCATACCGTCGCAAGTACACGCAGTAGCTCGCAATCGCCCTTAACCCTGCCGGCGCGAGTGCCCGCTATGTAACTGGGTGCAGCCGCCACAGTGTGGCCGACTTGGGCAAAATGCGGACGCCAAACCAATGCCGCCGCTGGGTGTGATGAGTAGATCAGCCGGACCTCTTCTGATTACCGGCCAAGCCTGACTGGTGGTTGTTGCTGACTGTCCGAATGGGGACATCTGTGGTCGGGGCCGCCAACCACGCTCGGTCCAACGCCATTATCGCCTCGATCTCCGCCGGCCGTGTGATTGTGCCCGTCAGCACTGTCCAAGCCAGCAAATCGAGATACGAGATCGGATTTGGCCCTAATCCGTTGGAACCGCGCCCGGCCGACAGTTCAAAGAACCATGCCCAGACATGAGCGCCGTCCGCCGGCAGCGCCGGCCCATCCAACGCGATGAGCCGCCGCCCCGTCTGCCGCTCGACGCTGAGCAAATGCTCGCGTTCAGTCGCTCCATCCGGACGGCGCCGTGCGAGGGCGAACTGGTGTTCGGCGAAGGCGATCAACTCATCGAGGCAGCCGGGCGGAAGTTTCCCAGGTCCGTGATGAACTCCACCACCTGTTCACGCAGCCATGCCAATTCCGTCATCGCATACAGTTCCCGCGCGGCCGCTGGGGTGCAGTCAACCGCCAGCGCGGTACCATCCAGCGTGACCAGAGACCAGGCCTTCGTCAGTTTGGCCAGCTTCTCGATCAGATCGGCCTCGGCCTGTTCCGCCGTGTAGCGCTGGCCGCGCAGCCGTAACTGTCGGTCGGTCACCGCGCGATCATGCGCTCGGCCAACGCCACTGCCGGCCGAAAGAAGGTCGATCCAGGCTTCCTCGCCGGTCTCCCCGTTGCGCAAGGGCTGGCGTGTGACCGGATGAATGATGGTCATGCGCGCGACGGTGTCGACGCCGAGCGCCAGCCCGGCGAATTTGCTGCTCATGGAGGATGTCCTTTGTCAGGGGCACAGGGATTGGGCGGCCGATCAGGCAACCTCGGTGTCGACGATGCGGATCGTGGTGGTGGGCTTGCCGGGGGTGGACCCGACATACTTCAGCGCCTGGAAATTGGCGGTGATGACCTGGCCGGCCTCGCCGGTCAGCGCGACGTCGGCGCCGCCGAGCTTGATGCGCGGCAAATACAGCGTGATCGTCGGCGTGGCCTCGCCCGAGGTGGTGTCCAGTTGCAGCAGTAATTCGAACTCGGTCTCGTCGAGGAAGCCGTCGATGAACGTCGTGTCTTCCAGGTATGCGGTGATCTGGCCGGTAAGGTTGTTGCGGCCGAGGAAAATCTCCGCGCCAAAATTCTGCCCGACGACGCTGGCCGCCTCCGCCGGCATGTCCATGGTCAGGGTCACGCCGGTGACGACACCGACCGCGACGCCATTGAGCAACAGGGCGCCGTTCACTGAGGCCACAATCCCAGTCGTCGTCTCGGCGGCCGGCGACACAAAATACGGCGAGGTTCCACCAGACAGGGTCCGCATCCCGCGGCCCATCACCGAGAAGGTCGCCGTGCCCAGGCCGGTTGCGGGCAACGACAGGGCGTATTTGGTGAGGCGGCATTCCGTGAACAGGCGGGAGATGTCGAGGTCTTGATGCGCGATCTCGATGCCGAACTTGCGCGAGACATGCCCCGAAGAGGGCACTTCGGTCGCGTAACCGGGCCGCGCCAGGGAGAACCCGGTGTCCGCGGTCTGATCGGTTGGTGGCGGGATGACATGCACCACCCGGTTCGACGTGCCGCTGAAGCTAACGATGGTGAAATTCCGCGCATCGTTCGCGGGAACCGCCATCGACGCGAACCGGATGACGTCGCCGGCCCGCAACCCCTCAGAGACCGGATCGCCGCCACCAAAAGTGAAGCTACTGCCGGACGCGCTGGCGGCGACACTGGTCAGGTCGGCTTCGGTCAGCGTGAAGCCAGTCGATCGCGTGTCGCGATGCACGGCCTCGAAGAAGTCGAAATACGTGGCGGGCGAGAGTTCCCCCGCGATCTCGCCCTGCACCTGGCGGGCGCCGTGGCGGTAATCGACGATCTGCCGGTCCGCGCTGATTTCGGCGCTGGTATAGGTGGCCTTGGCCAGGTTCAACGTGCTCGACACCCGCCGCAGCGTCTGGCCGCCGGAGGTGCCGGGCGCGTTGTCCTCGGTGTTCGCGGTGATGGCACCGGTGGCATACGCCTTGTAGACGATGGTGCCCTGCACGCCCTCGGCCAGGGACATGGCGGTGTTCCTTTCGGGTCAGGAGGGATGTGCGAAGCCAAGCAGGTCGGCTGCGGCGCGATTCAGCCGCGAAAGCGGTATTCGAAGACAACCAGGGCGCCGCGGGTGAACCAGTTGCCGTCCTCGGTGGGCTGGACGTCGAAGCCGCTGCCCTCGCCGATAATGCTGAGATCGTTGCCGGCTGCGTCGGTGACGCGTTGCGAGCGGAACGCGGCCATCGCGTCGGCCATCAGGTCCAGGGCGCGGTCCTCGTCCCCGAGTGCGCGGGCGGCGAAGACCCGGATCAGGACGCTGCCGAACTGGACCCGCAGGTTGGCTCCCGCGCCGCCACCGAACGCGGCAATGGTTTCGCGCCCGAAGTCGACCTCGTTGCGCAGGAAGTGCGGCACGTCCGACGGGTCGGGCAGCGGCTCGCGGTCGTTGGACCGCCAATAGACCGGCACGTCGGGATGCGCCCAGGCTGCCTCAAACAGCGCCAAGATGTCGTCGCGGATGGTGCGATAGAGGCCGGCGGTCATGCGGTGCGCGGAGTGATTAGGATGGCGGGATAGCGGACATCGGTCTGCACCCGGCCCGCGCGCCGACGATGTCCGGATCGCCGCCGCAGCGCATAGGCATCCGACAGATCGACATAGGTAAACGAGAACGAAGCCAGGTTGCCGGCCAATCGCCGCGACACGATCGCGGTCTCCTCCACGATGTGGGACGGAACCTGGAGCACGAAGGCGCCTCCGGCCTTGCGTTTGCCGACCTCGAGCCGTCGCGCGTAGGGGACGCTGGCGACGATGCGCACCTCGCGGGTGTCAGCGTCGATCGTCTCGATCCCCGCCTCCCGGCCATCGACCAGGATGATCAGCCCGGCGATGTAGGTGCCGCTGACACGTGGGGACCGCCGGACCAGTGCCTCGTGAGTGTCTCGGACGATCTCCGCGAGGTATTGCCAAGCGAAGACGATGACGCCGTCCGGGTTCACGGTCGTCAGCGGTGCGCCTTCCACCCCGTCGACGATCTGACGATAGTGCGGCACCAGGCCGGAGCGGGCCCGCTGCTGGGTCAGCACGCGATCCCGCTCGTCGGCGGCGACGCGGGCCAGCAGCGCCGAGGCTTCCTTGGCGTTGCGGTCAGCGACGTTGACCTGCAGCGTGTTGATGAACCCACGCAAGGTAGTGGCGGAGAACATCAGCCGCCCCTGACTTGCACGTTGTGGCGCACGACCTCGCCGCCGACCGAGACGGTCTCGACGCCCTGCACCGTGGTGGTGCGGCCGGCGACGACGATCTGATCACCCCGTCGGGGCGGGCCTGGCCAAACCTCGGCCTCGATCTCTCGGTTCGACAGGATGACCTTGCGATCGCCTTGCATCACCCCGTCGGTGATCTCGTGCGGCTGGAATTGGTCGACGCGAGCGGCGCACGACACATCGATGAACTGGGCTTGGCCGGTCGGCCGCCGCAGCACGACCGTCTCGCCGTAGCGGGCGAGCATGGAAGCTGTCGCGCTGGGTGCGTTCATACCGTCACCGTCCTGAACGGGTTGAGCAGGGCCGAGATCTCGGGTGGCATGTCGCCATCGTCGCCGGTGGCGCCGACCCAGTACTGCTCGGTGGCAACACCGGGGATGGCGAGGGACCGCAGCATCGGATCACGATCGCGGGCCGCCCAGCGATGGCGGACCAGGCCAAGGCAGGCGGCCTCGATGGGGCGTGGCAGGGCACTGATCGATGTGTAACCAGCGGTGTAGGTGGCAATCACCGTACAGCCGAACCACCGGACCCTCTCGTCGCCGCTGATCGGATAGAGCAGCCCGGCAGTGGCATCGACCTCGTATTGGTCGCTGGCCAGCGTGACACTATCGACGTCAATGCTGGCGACCGCCGCCACCGGCCGACGTGCCAGGCGCAGACAATCGGGCGCGCCGCGCAGGCGGAAGGTCTCCCGCACGGTCTCGCTCGCCAGGACACGGCCGAGATACGTCTCGATCCGTTCCGATGTCTCGTCGATCCAGCGCTGCAGCCGCGCATCGGCCGCATCGTCGGTGATGCCGATCTCATCCTTGACGGTGGCGAGGGTCGTCAGGGCCCGGCTGCTCGCCGGGGTCAGGACGGTCAGCAGCGAGGATGTCATCG